TTCTTGTGTTCTCTTTAGTTTAGATACCTTAGTCAAAAACTCACATAATCCGATTTGCATTTATCTCTCCTTAGAATTCACTCAAGTGTTCTATTAGATGTTTCATCTTATTAGCAATAAAATAGTTTAGCAACTTACTACGGTTCTTACCTGATTGTTCATTAAACTGAGTAAGCACCTGCTCTTTTATATAGTCTGGCGTGTTAGTAAGATCAATAAGTTCTTTGTTACGTTGCCAGTTCTTAAATATCTTACCATCATAAAGATTAGGATCTTGCTTTAGGAACTCCTCGATACGTTTGGCTGTCATAGGCTTCTGTCGCTTATTTGTGACAAAGGTGTCATCATCAGAAAGAACATTAGGAACACCATCGCCCGAATCACCTTTTAGTATATGCTCTTTGAGGTAACGAACTGGGTCACTGTTCTTTATCCACTTCTTACGAGTAGGATCATACTGAGATACGTTAGCGTATGTATGGAGTTGAATAAAATCTTTATCTCCTGAAAGGACGAGAATCTTTTCACCCGTATTTAGTTCTGAACCAAACTTATTGACCAGAGTACCGATAACATCATCAGCTTCTGCAGACTCTACATCTATAACTTTATAGGGAAAGTATTCTTTTAACTCAGAACGGATCTTAGAAAGACAATCAAAGATAGCCTTCCAATCCATCTCGGACTTTTCTAAGTTCTTCTTACGGTTGGCCTTGTAATAAGGATATACCTTCTTACGCCAAATATTAGTGTTATCACATGCGATAACGAGCTCGCCATATTCCGCCCCGAACTTTACCCGATAAGAACGGATAGAGTTTAAGATCATATGGCGAACCATGTTTTCTTCTAACTGAGCGTTAGTATGATTACCCAACTGCATTAGCAGATTGGAGAGCATTACTTGATTTAGATCTACGATAATCACTTGTCACCTTTTCCGAATTCGGATTTCTTGAATTTTATATTAAGTCTATCTACGATCTTAAAGACACCTTTCTCTTCAGCTTCTTCTGAAAAGATCTTTTCTGCTACATCCTGAAAAGGATGATAGATACCATAGTACTTACACATAAGAGAGCGTAATGCTTCTACTATGAAAGCACCATCCTTAACGTCTCCGTCAAGCTCTTCGTCCAGCCCAAAGCCAGCGATATCTAAGTTGTTGAAAATAATAGGAGCCATATTCAGAATAGTCTCCTGAATATGATAATGCCTCATCATCTCCAGATTATACTGGATCTCTTCCAGGTTCTGGATATCTTTTGCATTTGTAGACTTCTTAGGAAAGACTACTACGTTGTTTGAAGTTTTTCTAGCCATAGTATTATAATACCCTATCCTGGGGCAAAAGTAAAGTCTTAAATTTGATGGTAGACGATACTTGCTCCAGTACCGAAAAACTCAAAATCGTATATCCTACAGTCGATATGTTTTGATGAGATAGCTCCTTCTACAGAAGTCCTACGGTTCTCTGGAACATAAAAGATGAAGAAGCCACCGCCACCTGCTCCGAGTAGTTTACCCCCGAGAGCACCTGAGTCAATAGCAGTATTGTATATATTATCAAAATAATCCTGAGTAATATCAGCACATACATTCTTCTTGTCCATCCATCCTTCATGAAGAAGACGACCGAACTCATCAACCTTACCAGCAAGTAATAGATCTCTGGCAGTGAATGCTTTGTCTCTGGACTTTCTTACAAGATCAAACTTTTCAGAGTTTGACATTGCCTTCTGTTGTTTCTGTAGAATGTTATTAGCATCTCTTCCTCTGCCAGAATAAACAAGCATTAGGTTCTGTTCTAATCTTTTAACATTAGGATTTGTTAAACTATACTCTTCAACCTTTACTGTGCCATTACGTTTGAAGTGAAATAGATTTAATCCACCAAATGCAGCTGCATATTGATCCTGCTTACCTACAGGATAACCACACTTATTCATTTCAATATTACAAGCGACCTCTGCCATTTGATCTCTTGTGAATGTATCATAGCTGTAAGAAGACATTGCTTTTACAAGACCAACAGTGAAAGCAGAAGAACTACCGAGTCCAGAACCCCTCGAAGCAATATCTGAAATGGATGCGGTAGTTACTTCTCTTTCAATGCCGAAATACTTCAGTGTCTCTCGAGTAATAGCGTGCTGCATCTGTTCGACATCATACAGTTCTTCAACAGAATCATACATTGCCTTAACACCCATATGAGGTGCTCTATGCATGAATACATGAATAAACTTGTTGATCGTTACAGAGAGGGCAGCACCATCCTCCTTTTCATAGAAAGATGGCATATCGCTACCGCCAGAGAAGAAACTAATACGTAGTGGTGTTCGAGTTACAATCATTATCCTACCTTATAGGAAAACATCTCCGCAGGAAACTTTCTTGATTCAGCATCAGGATACTCAACAAGAAGTCTATTAAGAACAGCATCCCAGCGAGACTTTACAAAATCAATATTATAACGAGAGTCAACATAAACTTTATTAAAGTTAATAGTATGTTGCTCGTTATTATCCTCAATCATCTTAATAGCAGCAAATAGGTTGCCAGCAAACACACCAGCGTGAACATTAGCATCAGTAAGATCTGCATGATACATAATATTCAAACCACCAGATGATTCTGGAAGAGCAGCTGTATTAGGATGAACACAAAGCAGACCAGCTGACATTGCCTCAAGCATAGCACGACATGAAGTCTCTGTCCAGATAGAAGGATAAGCAAAGATATGAGCCTTGTTCAGATGTTCCTTGAGTTGTTCGTTAGGAACGAATCCGTGATAAGTCATCTGAGGATGTTTACGAACACGCTCATATAAAGGCTCGAACTGTTTATCTGCATCTTCCCAACCATAGATCTTAAATGAAGAGAATACATCAAGATGAATGTTAGGATGTTTTTCTGCCAAATGTTCAAATACTGGCAGCAGTAACTCAAGACCACGTTGTGGGGTTGAAGTATAAACAATACGGATCTTATCTTTTGGTTTTTCTAAACAAGTCTGAGGAGCAGGTTCAATACCTGATTCAAGAACAATAGACTTTAGATCTTGCGGTAGTCCATGAATAAGCTGATAACGCTGCATCTGCCAGTTAGAAATAAACACGAACTTATGAAATTTAGCAAGCCAGTTCTTATCCTGGAACTTCTTACACTCTGGATCCTCTGGTAGATCATGACACCAGAATACACGAATCTTGCTTTCGTCGAGTTCACGTGGGCGCGAGCATATAATCTGAAAGTTATCTAATAGCTCAGGATCAATAATAGAAGCCAACTTACGCTTGGCGATCTCAGTGCCTCCATTAGCATTAATGGAGATCTCATTCTCTTCAAACCCTTTCATAACAACTCCTTAGTCAATATTATATCCAGATGCGAGAGCATCGTTGTAGAACATCTTCACTGTATCTTGGGAAAACTCAGTAAGGTCTTTACCAATATTATTTAGCTTCTTAATCTGATCATGGGTCATAGTAATAATATCACAACCAACACGTTCAGCTTGGATTAGGTTAAATACTTCTCTTGTTGACGCCCAAAGAAACTTAGCATGTGGTCTTGGGTGCTCAAAGTTCTTTCGCATACACTCAGTTACTTTCCACTCAGGATCAACACCAGCATCAGCAATACGACCAGCAAAGATAGAAACAATGGCTGGTGTGACAGTATCTAATGCTTGTAGGACTCTATGTGTTTGCTCTGGTGTGAATATAGCAGTAACATTTACCTTAACGCCTTCTGCCGATAACTTCTCAACCAGTCCGTAGTTATGCTCGCCTTTTGTATTCATTACAGGTATCTTAACGAACACATCGTAACCAGCAGCATCTCCCCATGACTTGATCTTCTTTGCCTGAAGATACATTGACTCAGTATCATCAGCAAATACTTCAAGAGAGATATTAGTGTCTGGTCTGAAATGTGCAAGCTCTTGAATAATACTAACAGCGAACTTTTGGTAATCAGTTACACCTGCAGCTTTCATCAATGTTGGGTTAGTAGTGAAACCAGTGATCCTATCATTTTTGGCTGCTTCCATAATACCTTTATAGTCAGCACCATCAGCATAAATTTCTATATTCATCTGCCACCTTCAATCTGTTGAATAATCAATGCAGCTTCTTTTAGATCAATTGCGATATGAGTTGGTTGGATATCTTTATGTTCTTCTGGAGG